CATCGAGAAGCTGCTTGCGAACCCCGAAGCTCTGTCGGTTCTCGCCATCAAATTGGCGCAGCGCAACGGCCGTTCGCCGCTGCGATGAGCGTCTTTCCTGGGCGCCACGCTTGAATGCCGGAACGCCCACCTTTTGACGATCGCCTGACGCGAGCGCGCGCGACCGATGAGTTCTTCGTGTCTCGAAGGGGGCGGTCCGTCGCGCCAAAAGGCGCTCTCGCGAAAAAAAAGTGTTCGCCACGAAATTCCTTCAAACTTCCCTGCGGCTAGGAGCAACACATGACTATGCATACCGATGTTCAGGACGTTCTGGACCGGCTCAAGACCGCGCAGCAGCAGCCGCTCGGCGATCCCCGGTTCAAGAGCCTCATTGGGCTTGAAAAGAGCACCTTTTCGCAAAGCGCGAGCGCCACCTCCGGGCTTACCTTGTACGATCTGGAACTTGGCGCGAAATTTCTTTACCCGGTTCTCACGCCGTTGCGAAACATGATTCCCCGCGTTTCGGGGAAAGGCGGCATCCAGGCGGCGTGGCGCGCGATCACCGCGATCAACACCACTGGCTTGCGGTTCGGGGTTTCTTCGGCAAATCGAGGCGGGGTGCTGGCGGTCGCCACGCATGATTATACTGCGACCTACAAGGGCATCGGCGTCGAGACGAGTGTCGATTTCGAGGCCCAATATGCCGGCCAGGAATTTGACGATGTCCGCGCCGTCGGCGCCAAGACAGGTCTCGAGGCCCTAATGCTCGGCGAAGAGGCGATGATCCTCGGTGGCTCCACATCGACACCGCTCGGCACCACCCCGACGCCGACGCTAACGGCTTTGACCACAGGCGGCACCCTTGCCGCGCAGACGTGGTCGGTAATTTGCGCCGCGTTGACACTTGACGGTCTTATGAATGGTAGCATCGCTGGCGGCGTGCAAGGGTCAATCACGCGCACTAACGCCGACTTATCGATGGACACCTTCGGTGGCGGCGTGGCGAAACAGAGCACGAACGCGACCATCGCCACGACGGGCGCGACCGGGTCCATCACCGCGAGCGTTATGCCGGTCTCCGGTGCGCTGGGCTATGCCTGGTTTTGAGGTGCGGCGGGTTCCGAAGTGCTCGGCGCGATCACGACGATTAATTCCGTGGTGATCATTGCGAACGCGACGGGAACCCAGTTGGCTTCTTCGCTAGGCACAAATGACAACTCCACGAATGCGCTCGCTTTCGATGGGCTCATCTATCAGGCGCGCGTCCCTGGCTCTGGGTCTTACGTTTCCACGATGCCTTCCGGGAGCGCCGGAATGGGAACGCCGCTGACTTCGGACCTCGCCGGCGGCATCGTCGAGATCGATGTCGCTCTAAAGTCCATGTGGGATAACTACCGGCTTTCTCCCGACACGATGTGGATCAATTCCCAGGAGGCCTTGAACATTTCAAGAAAGATCCTGTCTGGCTCGCAGACCGCCGCGCAGCGGTTCGTTTTCGAATCGTCGCAGGACTTGGTTGGCGGCGGCATCATGGTGCGCACTTATTTGAACCGGTTCTCGATGCAGGGCGGCAGCGTAATCGATATTAAGGTGCACCCGAATATGCCGGCGGGTGCCATCCTCATGACGACGAAAATGTTGCCCTATCCGCTTGCCGGCGTTGGCAACGTCGTTCAAATCCGGACCCGGCAGGATTATTATCAGATCGAGTGGCCGCTTCGTACCCGCAAATATGAATATGGGGTTTATGCCGACGAAGTTCTGCAAAACTATTTTCCGCCGTCGCTGGCATTGATCACGAATATCGGCAATGGCTGAGCATCAGGCGCGCGGCGGCAACCCCGCCGTGCGCGTGATCCGGGATCGATGGAGATAAGGCGATGGTAAATTCCGCGACGCAATTCGACACGCTCGGGCCAACCCCAGTGCAGTTGAAAGCCGGCTCTGGAACGCTGTTCGGATACGATGTCGGGAATTCCGACGGGAGCCCCGCGATGGTCTCTTTTACGACAAGGCGACGCCGCCGGTTTACAGCACGGATACGCCGCTCCTCAGAGTTTTAGTTTCTCCCGGCACGAACGTATCCCGCACGTCGGCGGCCAGAATAGCGTTCACGGTCGGGCTTTATGTTCTCGTCAAGACATTGCACGGGACGCAACAGCGAAATGTCAGCGGCCACGTCGAATTTTTCTAGGACAGGGCTTTTTGTAGATGGTCAAATTGCGTGCTCCAGACGGCATTTCCTCGATCGTTCATGATGGCGTCGAGGTCCCAATCGGGGATGACCGGTCCGTTGAGGTAGACGACCTTTCCGCCGAGGTGTTTGAGGTGCATGGATTCCGGCCATGGAACGGCGGCAAGAACGCTGTGCCAATCGATGCCGTGCCCCATTCGCACACGGTCTTGCATTTACTTGAGCGCGCCCGGCGCCCCCTCGACGTACTTCCTGCCGAAGGCCTCCAGGCCAGCTTGCCGGCAACGGCCCCCGGTACCGTGATTCCGCCGGACGACACGGAAACCGGCGGCGAGCACGAACAAGACATTTCGGGTCTCAACCGGCGGGCGCTTTTCGCTTTCCTCAGAGCGAAGGGAGTCTCGGTGTCCTTGCCTGTCACCAATGAAGAATTACGCGCCGCGGCACGCCGCGCACGCGAAGGCTGAGCGCTTCCAATATTCTAGCAGCCCCACCCGGGCGGGCCTGACTTTGATGGAGATCAGGGCTGGTTTCCCAAGGGTGCGTCCTCCGCGCGACGTCAAGTGCCTAACAACAGGGCCGTAGACAATGGCATCTCCCTTCGATCTTGTCAGCCTGGCCGATCTCAAAAGCTGGCTCGGTATCACAGGAACCGACGACGATGTTCTGCTCGCACGATTAATTACGCAGATCAGCCGCGCCATCTTCAATGTTATCGACCGGCCGGCGATTTTGCCGTCGGCCTATACCGAAGCGTATGACGGAGGCAACGATGTTTCGATTATGCTCCGGCAATGGCCGGTCACCGGAATTTCTTCCTGTATCGTGGATGGCGTGGCAATCCCTCCTTCGCCGCCGCTTTTCGCTGGCGCGAGCGCTCAGATTGGCTATGTTCTAGATTCCTCCGTTGCCACCCCGCCAGGGGCTATGCAGAGGTTGTCGCTGCGCGGGTTTCTTTTCACATGCGGTGTCCAAAACGTCACGATTTCATACAGCGCCGGCTACCAGATTACGAACGAAAACGTGGTCATTCCCACAACGCCTCCGTATAGCCTCTCGGCGCAGGCTCCATACGGCGAGTGGGCGAGCGATGCCGGTGTCGTTTATTCGAATGGTGTTTCACTGGCTGCCGTCACGGGGAACCCCGCAGCGGGACAATACACGGTCGCAAATGGCGTTTACAGTTTTGCGCAACGGGATGCGGGCTCCACGGTGCTTCTCACGTATGGCTACGTGCCGGCCGATCTCGCATCCTGCTGCATGGATTGGGCGGCCGAGCGCTATGCTTATCGTTCGCGCATAGGTCAACATTCGAAGTCGCTCGGCGGACAGGAGACGATAGCTTTCATCGTCAAGGATATTCCCGATTTCGTGGTAAGTGCCTTGTCGCCCTATCGCCGCGTGGTCATGCCATGATCGATGTCGAATTCGACGCGCCGGCCGTGCAGGGTGCGCTGTTGGGGCAAGCAGATGCACTTCGCGGTGCTCTGGAGGCTCGAATTCAACAAAAGCTTTCCGGCGAGGTCTTACAGACCCGTTCCGGCGCTCTTGTGGCCTCCATCATCTCCTCGATCGAGAACGATGGATCAAATACATCCGTCTCGATTTCCAGCACCGGCGTGCCATATGCGGCAATTCAGGAATTCGGCGGAAAGACGGCGGCCCACGATATCGCTGCGGTGAAAGCCAAGGCTTTGGCCTTCAGTATCGGAGGGGATCAGATTTTCGCAAGAAGCGTGCACCATCCCGGTTCGACAATTCCGGCGCGATCCTATCTCGGCAGCTCTCTCGCGGAGATGAGCGACGAAATAGAGTCAGGCTTCAAACAAGCTATCCTTGAAGCGTTGGCGCCGGGTTGACCGCCGCGGCACGGATCTCTTTCGGGCCGCGAACGACAAGCGAACTTGTGCTTTCAAGCAGTTTAGCATTGGGGGCACCACGCGAGAGCGCCATTGGGGCCCTCATGAATATCGTCGCCAGTGCATATCCCTGGAAGCTTGGACCGGCGAGGCGCCTCAAGCTTTGGAGCGACGTGCCTGCGGCGAGCCGGCCCGCTTGCTTTCTTTTCGAGGGTGGTCAGGAAACATACTCCTGGAGCGAGACTGCCCTTCCGAAGCGCATCATCGAAGTCAAAATGTTCGTTTATCTCAATGCTAAGGATCCAAGCATTGTCGGCGCCGCGCTGCTCAATGGCGTGATGGACGCTCTCGATGCTGCGTTCGCGGTGTCGGGGGGCGACCTTCTGCTGGGACGAAACACGCTGAATGGCACAGCCTACCATTGCAAGATTGATGGCAAGGCTTTGAAGGACCCGGGTGACCTCGCCGGCGAAGGCGGACAGCGTGTCGACCATGCCATTGATGGTCTCGGCGAGCGTGGCGACCTCGCCCTTGGCCTCGACGGAGATCTTCTGGCTCAGG